GAGCGACCACCCTTAAGCGCCTGCTTGCCGCTCCATAGAACACTCCCAATGCCAGCTACGCGCTGCGCTGTGCCCTTCGCAACTGATTTAACGCCACTCGCAGCTGCACGCGCGGCATTTGCACCAACGCCAATCCCAGAAGAGGCTGTATTACTCATTCCCATTTCATAGTTCTGCTTTAACTCCGCAGCATCTCTGCCTGAGATAGTAAAGTTCGGTTTTCCAACCCTAACTATATCGACTTCAAACATACCCGTAGTGTAATTAAAATAGACCCACTGAGGCCCTACTCCAGACGCTTGAGCAGCAGTGCGCGCGCCCTTCTGGCGAACTGTATTCGTACCAAATCCAAAGCTCCAACCGGTTTTCTGAGCACCAGACATTCTATACTAAATATACAGATTTAATAGAATGGTCGCCAAGAACAGAACTCGTAAACATAAAAATCATCCGAAATCACCGATTGAACACCACCACTTACTTGTACGATTTGAAACGACAACATGTCCATCAAAAGCCGATATGGAGGGCGTCAAGAAGAAGTTAAACCACCTAATCTATGACCTCTCCATGAATTTTCTTGGTGAGCCGCGCGCGTTTTATGTGAGCGAGCCGAAATGGAATGAAGGGCTGACCGCCGTGGCTCCGATTCAGACTTCGCACATTGCTTTTCACTTCTGGAAGACTCCGCCGCCCTGGATTCTTCATCACCCGAAATCAAAGTGTCTTCTACAAATGGACATCTATACATGTGGTACCTTCACTCCTCATAAAATCGCGCGTGTTCTCGAAGAGTTTAGTACATATAAGCCAACACATGTTGACTTGACACTACTCAATCGACAAATGACACTGTATATAGACCGACAGCGAAAATGGGATGCAAGAAGCCCCAAGTCATGGAGCGATTGGCTCGCTGAAATAGAAGGAGGAATCTAAGTAGGATGAGGGATACGCTCTGGGTGGCTTTTTTATTAATACTAGTATTCGCCTCAAATTACTTTGTTCAAGTACTTGGAGATGAATTTTACAAGGGCGACCAGAAAGGTAAGATTTTTGATTTACTCCATGTAACAGTTCCCGACTTACATGAATACAAAGCCTATAATGATGTGATTATTACGCTGACTGCACTCTCTTTCTTTTTTATCCCGAATCCCATTCCCATCGTAAAGGAGTTTGGTGCAAAGTTTCTTCTGATTATGGTTGTGCGCGCACTTACAACCATTGCAACGATTCTTCCAAAGCATGACAAATGTGACACCGCAATGGGATGGTTCAACTATTTCAAAGGTAATTGCTACGACAAGGTCTTTAGTGGTCACACCGCATTTGTCTTATTGGCCACTCTGATTTTCTGGAGACAGGGCATCATCAGTCCCGCCTTCTTTTACTTTATTAACATACTCAATATGGCAATAATTATCCTAACAAGGTCACATTACACTGTAGATGTTATACTCGCGGTTGTGATTACATACCTAGTGTATGACGGTGATTACCATGTCTTTACTGATTTTTTTAAGGCTCGTAAATAGGATGGAGGGGCGTAAAATACCCAGAATTACACACCAAATTTGGCTACAGGGTTGGGATTCGCTGCCGCCAAAATTTAAAGGAAATGTCCAGAGTTTGAGGACTTTGAATCCAGGATATAGACACATGGTCTGGGATGAGGCGAGTCTTCGTGAAGAATGTAGAAAATTATTTCCAGCCGTGCTCGCAAAGTTTGACTCATTACCCTATCTTGTTCAAAAGGTTGATTTTGGTCGTCTTGTTGTACTCTATGCGTACGGTGGTATAACTGTAGATACCGACATGAAATCTCTGAAACCAATTGATACAACTCCGAAGATTGATACTGCTGAACTAATTGTCAGTCTCTCAGCCTTTCCAGGAAATATGATAGGCCAGACAAATAATGCAATTGTCTTGGCAAAACCTCACCATCCGCTCATTCTAGAACTAATTACTCGAATGACAAATTCAACAGTAAAGGAGGGAGATTTCTTAACAAAAGAACTCTATCTAAATGGAACCACAGGTCCTGCTATACAAAATAGTTTTTTTCATGAGCATAATGGTGAAATCGTCTTTTTAGATCACAGTTACTATGAGCCGTGTTTCTCAGTAGACCCTGTCTGTAGACCTTCAGCAGAGTCCATAATGGACCATAAACATGAAATGTCTTGGATATCTCCATGGGCTAAAGTCTTTTTAAAGATTCTAATTGGGCTTTTATATGTTGCGCTTGTTGTAGCCCCCCTTGCGTTTATTTACTGGGGATATGTACGGTTTGCCAGTAAAAAACGAATCTTTCCTAGTAGGTAGAGATGTCGTATACATTTGCTTGGGTACCTACACCTGGCCAAGATAACGGATTTGTGAATGGTGGCGGAAAAGCACGTGTCATTCTTGATCCCACACAACAGAATCCATTTGATTCTCCACTCTATATCTGTATTCCACCCACAGGTTTTGCAGGAGGTAATGGAAGTGGCGCTACACTCTATGATTTTGCTAGAACACTTGCTACATGTGGAACATCTTGTACAGTAGGCAATCCAGGAAGAAGTTATAATGGCAAGATAATACCTACAGGAGGAACCTTTACATTAAATGGTAATTCCTGTGGAAATTATGAATTTAATATACTCCCTGGTGGAACAACTCTAAGTCAAACAACAGTTGCGACATTATTTAGTTCTACACAAGACAGTGTTAGTTCATGGATTGTCTGTAGGGGTAATTTAACAATTGCTGATAATACATATCTTATTCCAACTAATAATACAAGTTATACCACACCATCTACTGCTACATATCAAAATCCATCCGATCCAAACGCACTTCGAAAACTCTTCATGGTTGTGTATGTTACAGGTAATTTAATATTTGGAGGTAGTGCGGGTGGTATTTCAATGAGTGGATGTGGCGCAAATACAGATACTACAGGAGCAAATATTACATCGGTTGCTATACCTATTGCGACTGGTGTTAAAAATGGTGGAAGTTCTTATAACCCAGTTATCCAAGCAACAGGAGCCGCAGGAGGCGCAGCATATAGTAGTGGGGGGGGTGGAAATAATGGTAGTTCCGCTTCAGCATCTGTAAGTTCTCTATCTACCGGCGGTGGTTCTAGCGGTAGACAAGCTACAGGTGGTACAAGCGGTGCAGGTGGAGCGGGTAGTTGCTTTTCAGGAGGTGCAGGCGGCGGTGGTATGGCGGCAGGTGGTACTGCTTCAGCTGGCTCTTCGCGTGGTGGAGCAGGTGGTTCAACACCAGATGGTGCTGGTGGATCAGGCAATCCAGGTGGAACTGGAACAGATGTCAGTTCAAATTATGGAACAGGTGGTATTTTGATTATTATTTGTGAAGGTTCTATTAGCGGTAATTCTAAAATATACGCGAATGGTGTAAGTGGGTACGGCGCTACGGCGGCAGGAGGTTCTTCGGGTGGAGGTGTTGCTGTAGTTATTCAGTCTGCAAGTGGAGGGTCATATAGCGCATTCTACGCATATGGAGGTAATGGAATTTATGGTGTTAATGGTGGCAATGGCAGCGCAGTTACTTATGGTATAAATAGTTAAATCTATAGTATTTGTCTAAAGACTTCAAATGAACCTATAGAGAGATGTCGAGTAGACCTCGTGGTGATATAACAACCCTAATCGATTTGGCTACCCGTGATAGTCAAGACGATTATTTTACACCACTTAATTCTGAGATAACATGGTTTGCTCGCGACCAGGAACGACGCAATCGCCCTTTTGTACCCGCTGTGCAGAGTTTCGCTTTTCGTGGTCCCGCTGCCTTTGGTCAACGCTTCTCCTTTGACGTCGGCTCCATTGCCTGTGGTGACCTCCTCTTTGGAGTGTTTCTTCAAGTAAAACTCGGCCACTGGTTTGACCCTACAACAGTTCTCCGTATCCTGTCAGGCCGTTATCAATACGCTGATCCGAGCGGTGCTTGGTTCTACGCAAATTCAATTGGTACTGTCTTAGTGCAGAAAGCGGAACTCGAAATTGAGGACCAGATGATTGAAACGATTGATGGTGATTTTGCCTTCACGGCTGGCCGTGTAATGGCTGATACAAATGCTCAGATTGGTATCAATGTAGACGGTACTGGCTATTCAAATCTAACACGTTTGAAGTCCTGGAATCCTAATCGTGTCTTTCCCACCGAAGGAGGAAAACTCATGATACCTTTAAGTTTTTTTTTCAGCCGTGCAAAACTGAAGGAGGCCTTTCCACTCATTGCGTGCCGTGAAGGGACGGTTCGTATTCACATTACCCTACGGCCGTTTATTGATTGTGTACGAGTCGCAACTGGTCTCCGTTCCTCCTGTACGGCCACGCCACTTGGAGAGACTTTCAGTTTTATTGATAATGGCCTCCCCTTCCGACCCACAATTCAAGTCACAGCCGCGGCCGATCCACCTGCCTTTGAAGATTTCAAGTTAGTGACTTATGGAGCCTATGTAAGTGGCCTTGTGCGTGAGCGTATGCTCTACACCCCCTTTGAAATGCTCTATCGTGGAGTCCAGACATTTACATTTTCTGAGCCCATGAAATATCTAGTGAATAAATCAGCCGGCGATACAATTACTGTTCAATTACCGCTAGAGGCAAATCATCCAATGGAGGAGATTATCTGGTTTGTACGGCGCAAGGCGGCCATCGTTGAAAACAATGAATGGACGAATTATAGTTCAGTCATTAGTGCCGAATTTGACCCTACCTTTAATCCACCGAAGGCATTTGTAGTCTCTGCGGTCATACAAGTCAACGGAATTGAACTGATTCGTGCAGAGGAGGAGTATTTCCGTCAACTCTTGAGTCGCCATCATCTTGGAGGAATTACCTCTTATGCTTCCTATATCTATGGCTATCCGATTGCGAGAAAACCATCCGACCATCAGCCGACTGGAACACTCAATGCCTCACGTGCGCAGAGTGTGCGCTTGACCCTCACTGTAAGTCCACCTGGTGGAGTCTATAACCAGGAATGGGAAGTGGTTGTCTATGTTCTTGGTCTACGCTGGCTTCGCTTTGAGAATGGAATTGGAAATCAGATGTTTGATAGCTAATAATGCTTACAAAAATTTGAAGTTCGTTGCTGGCACTATACAATTCATCACACAATGGCCACTACAGCTCCTCGTCGTTTTAACAAGTACCCAAATCGGGTTGATAAGGAGCCAAAATATGCACATACCTTTGCAAAGACTCTCTTTGAAAATGAAGGTGCAAAGTTTGAGAATAATTCACTGACAAATACAGGCTGGGCACATATTCATGTAGCCTTTATCGTAAAGCGTGGCAAGATTCTTGCGGAGGCTTGTAATCAGTTCGGTGCTCGTCATATGGGCTGTGGCTATTCGGATTGGAGTATTCATGCTGAGCGTGCGGTCGTAAAGAAAATCGGTAATACCGACTTGCTTCGTGGAGCGGATATGTATGTCTTTCGCATGGGTCGTACACCACAGAGTCGCTTCTCACAGCCATGTCAGTCGTGCGAGGTCTTCTTGAAGAAGTGTATGAAAGAGTATGGCCTGCGGTTTGTCTTCTATTCTATCTAACGGGCTCATAGATAGATGGTCGCGGCACTCCTCAAAATCCTTCAATCTGGAATTCAGGATGTGCGACTCCTGGCCCCAAAGGGGCAGCCAAAAATCGATTTTTTTAAGAAGGTTTTTATCAAGGCGGGTCGATTTACAACGCAGTGGTCACGGATTGATTTCGACCAAATTCCGGATTTTGGAAAGGCGGCGACGGTTACATTGCCGCGACAGGGGCACCTGATTAGTCGTCTCTATCTTGTTGTGAATCTGCCCGATATTGTTGGTCCGCAACTGGCAGCGTCGGCGGCGGCCACTGCTGCTGGACAGACACTTCTAGGACCGACCTTCGGTTGGACAAATTCTCTCGGTCATGTGCTTGTCAGCACTGCACAGATTGATATTGGAGGGTCTCGTACAGAAGTGCTTGATTCGCAGCTTCTTGAAGTTCTCGATGAGTTTCGCACTCCACTGGAAAAAGTCACTTCCGTGAATCGACTTATTCAGCGGTATGACAATGGCTTTACTAAGAGAACAATTGGCTGGGACCCTCAGAAGCGTCCAGCACAAGTGGCTGTCCCACTGCCCTTCTGGTTCAGTCGAGGCGATGCTGGAGCCTTTCTGCCGATTGACGCAATCAGTACAGATGCCGTGAAGCTCACAATTAATTTTGCTCCCATTGGCGACACCTATGTAAGTGATATTGTAACGGACCCTACAATTACACTTCAACTAGGCAAAGTCTATCCACCCATTCTGGGCTCACCCTTCTATGTTGCGAATCCAGCAGGAAAATTTACATATCTTGGACAGTCTGCGTCGATTCTTCCTGGAGTCTCAATGCCCCTCATACAATCACTTGGAGATACATATTTAATGGCGGAATATATCTATCTCGATAAGGCCGAAGCGAACCGCTTCCGTCTTGCTGATATTTTATTGCCGGTTCCGCAGCACTATCGTATTGAACCCTATGATACGCGGAATTTTCCTAAAGTCTCAGTGCCACTGCGCATTCCCAATCCTACACGTGATATTTTCTTTTATGCTGGGCGGTATGAAGCACCGAGTTACAATGCTCCCTTCTTAGCAACACGTGACTTGAGTGGAGTGGGCTGTACAGTAGCACCTTGGTGGCCCGATGCAAGCGGTCTGAATGCTGCGTATTTTACAGGCGACTATGTACCTGGATATAGTACACGAGATTCTGACCCAATCAGTGACATTGCCTTTATCTATGAAGGCCGTCTTGTACGGTATGGTACAGAAGTCTCTTCACTGTTTCGCACAATTCTGCCGAGTATCAATCAGAGAAAATCACCCTGGGTCAATCGATATTACTATAATTTGCCGTTTGGCGTTATGAATGGATTTATGGCACCGAGTCAACCATCTGGTGAAGCGAATCTTGATAAGATTCGGCGAATCGATCTAGAGCTGACAATTGCCGCAGATAGAGGCTGCCTACCTGGTACGGGTGTAGAGAGATTCTGGATTTATATCTGGGCAGAGACGTACAATATCTTCCGTATTTATGGTGGTCGTGCGGCTCTGATGTTCGCCTACTAAACGCAGTAAAAATTTGAAGTTGTTTTGTTACTATACCATGAGTATACAAAATGGCACAGCAACCCAATTACGCCCTCATGAATGAGCAAATTGCCATTATCGAGAATACACTCGATAGTGCGAAAGTTCTATATAACCAAATGACTCAGAAAGATACTCCAATTGTATTTGAAGACTATACAGAGTTGCGCGAGCTCTATTATGAACTTGCCGATATGATTACTAATTACTTTGATTACCTTCACGAGTGTAATATCCCGCAAAAGGACTCCTATCTATTTCAGTTTCTTTACGGAAAGTACTATCAAATTGAGGTAATTGATAATATTGATTATCTCCTTAATGAACTAGATAAACAGGCCGCGGAAGAAGTCGATGCAAATTAAAACTCCCTCTAAGAAGAATGACAACGGAGCCTGGATATCTCTACTGTATGACAAATCCTCTTTTTGATGGTATGGTCAAGGTTGGTTTCACCAATATGAATCCTGCTGAAAAGGCTGAGGAGCTCTCAAATGGTCCCGTTCCGATTCCCTTCGAAGTCGCCTTTGCGAAGAGAGTAACTGCCGCGAATGAAAAGGAGAAGGTTCTGCACAAGTTACTTGAGAAGTATACAAGCCGTGTCCATCCTGCAAAGGATTTTTTTAAGGTGAGCAAGGAGGCAGTCGCCGAGTTTTTTGAATTGATTGAAGGTGAGGTGTGGAGTTCCGAAGCCGTTATTTCCGCCGATATCTGGAAGGCATTAACCGACCGTGTATTTGATATCCTCAAGAAAGAATACCCGAAGTGGTCACTTGT